ACTAGTTACGGGTCATGGTCATTTCTTGGCGTTGTTGGTAATAGCATTCATGTTTGGGGCGCACAAGCCGAAATGGGATTTGTTGCTCGACCTTTAATTGTTACTACCTCAGCAGCAAAATATGATGATCCTCGCTTCGACTATAGCCCTACAAACATTGGGCAGCCAAAGGGACTGCTGATTGAGGGGCAGACGCAGAATGCGCTGTTTTACTCGCAAGATGTGACGCAAGCCACTAGGTGGACTATTCAGGGTGGGATTCCAGCGTCCTATACATCTGTTTCTGCAACTGGCGGGACTGCACCCGACAATACAAATACCGCCAATCTTTGCACGGAAACAAGTGGTTCTTTATCTCGGTCGATTTATCAGGGTCTTACCGCAGCAGCGGGAACCTACACGGCTTCCGTATGGGTAAAAGCTGGGACTGGCAGTACGCGATACATCCGACTTGTACTTCCATCTGCTGCTGGAAACTTTGTTTATGTGACAGTTAATACTGCTACTGGTGTAATAACACAAGCCGCAGCAGTTGGAACAGCAACAGCAGCTAGTGCTACTGTTACTCCATATCCCAACTCTTGGTATCGCATACAATTAACTGGAACACTTGCAGCAACTGTAAGCTTTGTGTTTATTGTTCCATTAGATTCTGCTACGCCTTCCGTTAACACAAGTGATTATGGACGAGAAGCCTATATTGGTAACGGATCTTCGTTCTATGTATGGGGCGCACAAATTGAGACAGGCTCCGGCGCATCCTCCTACATCCCTACGGGTGCGAGTCAGGTCACGCGGAATGGAGATGATTGTAAGATTACTGGGACTAACTTTTCTTCTTGGTTTAATAACACAGAAGGCACTTGTCTTTTTGTGGGTGACAATTCATTTGTGCCAGCACCAAGTAACTTTGCAAATAGTTGGGGATTAATTAGTGCTGCAAATAGTTTACGAATAAGTAACTACACCAGACACACCGATGGAAGACTTGGAGCATCAGCGCGTTATTTATCAAATCCAGCAAATGCTCTCACTTTTGACTCACCATCAGGATCTCCAACCAAAATCACCACAACCGCCGTTTATAAAACTGCATTTGCATTGAAGACAAATGATTTCGCTTACTCGGCAAACGGAAACACTGTTGGACTTGGTGAAGCAGCTGGTACATTTGAAGCTGTTACATCCCTTGAGTTTGCACGAGATGGCATACGAAACGGACACATAAAACAATTTAAATTCTTTCCAACACGACTTTCTAATTCACAATTACAACAACTTACTTCACCTGACTATGTTGCACCTACTCTGAATTTAGATTTTTTAAGTATGTCTAGCCATACAGATTTAATAAATAGTGGTTTAACTTTTAGTAGACCAAGTACTGCAACCTTTGTAAATTCACAGGGATATGTAGAGTATGCAGGTGCAAACTTAATAGTCTCAAGTGAAGCTATTGAAATTGGCACAGGAAAATGGACTCAAGTTGGCACTGCGTCTGTTTCAATTGATTCAGCCATACTTACCCCAAATGGCAATCCGGGTACGGCAAAGGTAACTGGAACTACTACTGGCTCTCACAGAATAGTTTCTAATGCAATTCAGATGAACCGACAACAGCACACACTTACTATGTGGGTTCGCGGAGGAACAAGTCTACAAACAAATATTGGTGTTTATGATGGCACTAATTTTTGTCCATATACTGCCACAATTGTAAGCGGTCCGGGAACCCTCTTTGCGGGTGCAACTCAACTTACGATTAGTGGTTTAACTACTGCTTGGACAAAAATACAAGTTGTTCTTACCCCAGTTACAGATAGTCCATTTAATATTTTAGTATATCCGGACAATAATGGGACGAGTAAAGATGTATATCTTTGGGGTGTACAAGTTAATCCGGGTGCAACCGCCCAGACTTATTATCCTACAACCACAACTGCATATCACGCCCCTCGGTTCGACTACAGCCCTACGACCATTGGGCAACCAAGAGGATTGTTAATTGAAGGGCAGACGGCGAACCTATGTACATACAGCAACGACTTCAACAACGGTGCTTGGGTAAAAGATGGTGCATCGACTGGTGGACTCGATCCCACAGTTGATGCCTCATATTCGGCAACAGGTCCAGACGGCGCATCGACCATTACGCGAATTGTTTTTAACAAAACTAATGGAGTGTTCTCTCGAATTAGACGACAGATCAATGTGTCAAATGCCACCTACACCATGTCGTTGTGGATGAAAGCAAACACAGCAAATGGTGCAGCAAGTACTCAAAATGTTGGCTTGAGAATGGGATCAAGTGCTGGAGTTAACTGCGTTGTAACTACAATATGGCAACGGTTTACTCATACCTTTGCAGTTGTAGACGGCAGTGCTGAGTTCCAAATTATGCTTTGGGATAACATTACTGGTCCACCAGCCAACAGCGAAACCGCAGATGTTCTTGTCTACGGCGCACAACTAGAGGCTGGCTCCGGCGCATCCTCCTACATCCCTACGGGTGTAACTGCTGGTGGAGTCACGCGGACTCCTGATCTGTTGGCAGTAACTAGCGCAACAACAATGGGTTTGAATACCTCAGAGGGAACCTTCTTTGTGGAAACGGAACTTCCCCGCGCTGGAACAACTAGCCCAGCACAGTTTGGTACTCCTTATGCAAACGGTTCTTGGTTTGGGCATTTCTATGGTGGAGCCGATGCACTTACTTTGACTGCAAATTGGTGGGGTGGTTCATTAGGTGGTTTAACTAGAGGTGGCAATACAAAGTCATTGACAGCATTATCATATGGTGCTTATACTGGTCTAGCATTATCTTTCTCATCTAGTTTAAATGGTGCTTTATCAACAGGAACAATGACTAGTAGTGGTGGTAATAATGCACCAAATCCTGCAACATGGAGTTATATTACACTAGGGTGTAATGCAACTAGTTTGGCTGCACCATCTAGAGATAATTTATATGCTTGTATTAAAAGCTTTAAATATTATCCTGTTAGATTAACTGACGCTCAACTCCAATCAATCACAGCTTAAGAAAGATATCATGGATTATCAATTACGAACAGATACTAAAGAAGAAACCGATGCCGCTCTTGTAGCTGCAGGTATTCTTGCTGAACAAGTACACGAAGGTGTAACAACCCTAGTCCCTACTGGTTTAGTTGCTATTGATTATATCGGCTCAATTTCAAAACCACCAATTACAGATGAAGAAGGTGTTGTTATTACACCCGGCACAACTGACTCACGATTCCATACAAACATCCGTGTTTGTTTTGAGATGACGGAAGAACAGATTGAGTTGCTTCCTGTTGTTGATCCCTCACCAGCGATTCCCTATCGCGTATTCGCATAAGAAAGGAATACTATGAAGAAGAAACCAGCTAAGAAGATGATGGACAAGAAGATGGATAAGAAGATGGCAGTTAAGAAAGCCGCCTCAAAGAAGAAGCCTTATTAAATTTAACGAAAGATACACAATATGAATGAAGAGACTCCCGATATGATGGAACAATCCTCCGAGACTCCAGTCATGTCTTCGGAACAATCTCTTACATCGACTCCAGAGGATGCTCAGCTTGCTCGTGAGAAAGTAGCCTTTGATGCTTATGTAAGAAACCAAGGTATGGCTGTCCCTGAAAACTTCAAGGATGCCGGAGCTTGGTTTGAGAGTTTAAAGACTGCTCAAAAAGGATACACTCAGTCACGACAAGAAGTCGCAGACCTGAAGAAGAAGTATGAAACAACCCCGTCAACTACTAATCCAGTTACGGGACAACCTGTGGTAGAACCTGTGAAGGAAGTAATTCCTTTGCTACCAGAGGTCTTAAAGATTCCAGAGAACAAGGTTGAAGAGGTAGCCAAGGTAGAAAACATCCCGGCATCCTCAGATGATTGGAAGCAGTGGACCATTGAGTTCACAGCTAACAATGATCTCTCGCCTGAAACATTGGAAGTCATTAAGAAGAAGACTGGTCTTCCTGATTATGTTGTTAATGAATATATGCAGGGACAGAAGGCTAAGATTGAGATGGCTTATACTAAGGCATCTGAGTTGGTTGGTGGTCGGGACGAGTTGAGTAAACTCTTTGTCTGGGCTAGCAAGAATCTCAGTGCTGCAGAACAAGCTTCAGTCAATCAGAACCTAGCATCGGCATCTTGGGATGTAGCCCTCTATGGGCTTCAGGCTAAGTATGCTAAGACCACACAGACAAGCAAGGGTGCAGAACCCAAGCCAAGTGCAAAGGGGCAGATCCCTATTGCATCGACTCAGCAGGGAATCACTGCTTACCAAACTAAGCGGGAGTTCTCTGCAGAGCGTAATCATCCGGGCTTCAACAACGATCCTAAGTATCGTGCATATGTTGAGCAGCGGATGATGCGTACTAACTTTGAAAAATTACCCAAATAATCCGTAGCAAGACAGCGGATCGACTGAGGTTAGCCAAAGGGTAAATCCCCCTTTATGGTAATGGATGACCCTTGGCTAAACTCACTCAACAAAAAGACTCCCTTAGGAATAATCGAACGGTTGAGAATTTTTTGTCTTACAATTTGATATGAATGATATGATCTTTTTTAAGAAAGAATATTACAATGGCTTTTACTAGTACAAATATTGCTGCTGCTGACTTTACACTTCCGCGTACTGGCATTTCAGATAATACTTCGGGTGGATCAAATCCACTTAATAAGCTCTGGTTGCCACTTTGGTCGGGCGAAGTAATCAATGCATATGATCAATTCAACATGTTTGAAAATATGATCACAACCAAGACTCTTACTGGTGGATACTCTTATGAGTTCCCAATCACTGGTACTGTTGGTCTTAATCCATCTTGGAATTCGGGTGTTGAGCTTGGTGGTTTTAGTGGTGAAACCAATGCTACCTCGACCACTATCAAGGTCAATCTTGATAAGCGTCCTATGGCAGCTCACTTTGAAACTGACAATGTTGACTTGCTCGTTACTCAGTGGGACTACCGCTCTGAGTTGGCTCGTCAGGCTGGACTCACCCTTGCTAGTACCCGCGACCGTCAGATTCTGATGGCACTCGTAGCTGCAGGTGCTATGGCTCCAGTAACTGGAGATCCTCGTGGTCTTGCAGCGGCTGCATTCCATGCACCAAGTCAAGTTGCAAATGGAACTGTTTCTGGTCTTATTGCCACAACTTCTGATACTGAAGGACTTCTCATTCTACAAGCAATCGAGGATTACCTCGTTGTTTGTCAGGAGAATGATGTTGCTATTGGTAGCGTCTATTGCGCTGTACCTCCAAAGGTATTCCAAGTCATTCGTGCGCTTGGTATTCCAAGAACTCCAACTGTCAACTCCAATAGTGCTTTTGTTAATAACCCAATGTTTACTGGTAGTGACGACTACGGTGCTGGTGCTCCAATTTCACAGGGCATGAATATGATGACTGACAGCCTTGATTACATGGGTGTCAAGATTGTTAAGACTAACCATATTCCAAAACTTAACCACATCACTGCTGCTAATAACATTGGTGGTTCTAAGTATAACTTAGACTGCTCTACATTTGCAACTTATGGTATTATCTTCCAGTCAGAAGCTGTTGCGGGTCTTTCCCTTATGGGCATGAAGGTTGATACCGTACAGGATGTTCGCCGTAATACTCAGTTTACCGTAGGCAGCATGCTTAAGGGTACTGGTATCATTAAGCCTGAAATGGTCAAGCTTATTACTGGTGGTGCTACAGCCGCAGCTGTTAATACCCGCTTAGAGATTCGTGATCTCTTAAAGGCTGGTACAGACAATCTCACTGGTGGCTTCGGCGCAGAATACTTCACAAGCTAATGATTACTCTTCTCCTTCATAACAAGTTTCTTTTATTAGTACTAGTTTGAATCGGAGGTGATCGTTTATCTACCCCCGGCTCCCTTAAGTGGGAGTCGGTGGGTTTTTTCTAACAACTAAAGGAGGCTACTATGGGCTTAATAACTAAGCTACAGGCAATTAATCATATGCTACTGGCTTCAGGTGAGAACCTTGTAGCTGACCTTGAGGGTGAGTCGGGTATTGATACTGGTATTGCTGATACTCTACTTGAACAAGCAAGCATTGACCATCAGCTAAGAGGTCTTGCTAATAATAAATATATCCGTAAGTTTGAACTTATGGCAGATGGTTATATTGTTTTACCTACTCCAGATTCTGATGAGTCTGGTATCCTTGCTGCTGAGTTAGTATCACAGCATGTGAATAAAGATAACTGGCTTATTAAAGCAAGAGTTTTAAACAATGCATCCCCTGCTCGTATGTGGAATATTACTGATGATACAGATGTATGGGAAGCTAGTAAAGGTCCTTATTACATTGAACTAACTATGAAACTCCCTTGGGAGAACCTAGAGACTTCAGTACAGAGAGCTATCATGGCTACCGCTATGCGTCACTACCAGAGTATTACTCAGGGTGATGAAGCAACTGATGCCTTCTTAGGATACCAAGAGCAACTTTTTAACCTTAAG